CCCAACAACATTCTTTGCATGGTAAATGGAATTTGTATTATCATTTACCACACGATAAAAACTGGGATTTATCTAGTTATACAATTATAATGAAAAGTATTGATACTGTAGAAAAAGTAATAACATTGAACGAACTTTTACATGAAAATATTGTAAAAAATTGTATGTTGTTTGTTATGAGGGAAGGCATTACGCCCATGTGGGAAGACCCACGAAATAGAAATGGTGGCTGTTTTTCTTATAAAGTTCTCAATAAACATGTTCCAGAAGTATGGAAAAATCTTTTTTATTTATTATGTGGTGAGGCTTTATGTGAAAATATTGACGATATGAAACATATCAATGGAATTACTATTTCACCGAAAAAAAATTTTTGTATTATAAAAATTTGGTTAGATATATCTGAGTTACAAGATCCAAATGTAATTATCAATATCAATAATTTATCCAAACAGGGGTGTCTTTTTAAGAGACATGAACCTGAGTTTTAGAATTATAAATACAATTAGTGTTTTTATATTTTTTGTTTTAGTTTATATTATTTTAATCAATATCGCGAAGAATCGAAATTGTATTTGGTAACTTAGTTAAATAATTTCCCAATTTATCGATCAATGGTGCATATATATATATTCATCATCAGTAAAATCAATTTCCTCATATTCTTCAGGAGGTTTTTCTTGTTTCTTTATAATATTTTCTTTATAATATTTTTTTTTATTTATAACTTCTTTCAAATATTGTTTATAAAGAACCCAATTTTTGAACTTGAAATTAGGTATAAAATTAATAATTGCATCTCTATCAAAAGGATTTATTTTTTCAAAACATTGTAAACTATCTTGTGCAAATGTATAGAATTCTCCAATATTATCTATTTCTAAATAATCTAATATCATTATTTTACCATAAGCTAATGCAATACCCCATTCTTTCAAAGAACAGAAACAGTCCATTTCATTATTGATCGTTAATATAAAGATTTCACTATTTTTTATCATTTCTTCATTGCGCTTGATCAATATATCGGTATATGGTACCATGTCTTGAAGAATATCACTTCCAAATTGTCCGTGTTGTGCCTCAAAATTTTCAGTTAAAACAACACAAGGACCAGTTAAGAAATGTTTCTTTTTTTCAATAATAGGAATTTTATATGTTAAATTTAAAAATTCTGATAATTTAATTATTTTATCTTCTTGTTCTAATTTTATACCTAATGATGTTTTACGAGTTGTTAAATCTTGTTTTGTATTCGTAACTAATATTCGATTTCCACTATCATAATTTTCAATTGATTCGATTCCTATTTTGCCAGCAAAATATATTTTTTTTTTCAAACTTTTTCTACATGTAGGACAACTTAACTTAGTTAAATTATCATAACATTCGTTACATATATGAAAAACACAAGAAACACATAATTTCATACCAATTTCATCATTACATAAATTGCATAAATTCGACATGATTATAACTTTTATATTGATAATACTTTATTATAAATTCATTATTCAATTTTTTATATTACGTAAAATATGTTTGGAACTTTTTTATTAGTATTTTTAGGATCTAGTTCCTACTAAATACTAACGAAAAAGTTCCGACAAAAAATGTTTTTGCATTTTTTGATTTTTTTATTTTAATTTTCAAAGCATATGACTGCATAACGTAAAAATCACACTTTTTATAAAATTTTTCATTGGACTTTCTAAAAATGGACAAAAATAAATGTCCATTTTTTCAGAGCGACCCGATTTCTTTTTTCCAGATTTTGTGTAAACATTTTACGTAAAATATCTATAATAGAATAGGCCCAACCAACGGTCTAATAATATCGATCAAGTTCAAATATAATTCTTTATTATGAATCGACGGATTTTCAATGGTGATAACACTTAGATTTTTATATATACTATCAAAATAATCATTATCAAAATAATCATCAAACAAATTTTCGTTGTATTTTTTAATCATACAATAAAGCATTTCACTATCTAGAAAATGAATTTTCGCTCTACGTTCAATAATAGCATGTTCTGGTTTACGACTAATGATTTTCCAGCCATCTGGATTTGTCTCTGTTTTCAATCGATACCTAGGTAATTGTTCATAAGATACAGCACGAACCTGAGGAATTGTTTTATCGATATCTTCACCAACATTCATATACGTATTATAATTGTATTTTTTTGCAATATACCAGTATCCGCATTTGTTTAGTTTTTCTATCAATTTATCCAGGACTTCAGTCAAAACCACAAACTCAATACTTTGTGTAAGATCACTATTGTTAGTACTATAATAAGTATATACGTATTTATTTAGTTCTAACATTTGATTATATACAACAGGATCATTTAATAGATGGTCTTCGACATCATTTTCGATAGTTCCTAATAGTTTTTGTCTACCAACTTCTAGTAGCTCCTTGTATTTATAAATATAGTTGTTTTGATTTTCAGATAACATTTTATTGCATTTTTTGTTCTCAAAAATATATTTATTATGTTCAATTTTTTATGTAAAAATATAAAAAATTGATGTATTTTATCTACATAAAAATATATACATAAAGCAAAACCATGAAAATCGTAACCAAATACATCGATTGTATTGACATAGAATATAAAGTAGGATCAAATGCACAAGAGAATCATGATATAATCGACGCGGCAGAACCAGAAGATTATTGGTTTCATATATCAGGTTGTTCTTCATGTCATGTTATTTGTAAAATACCCGAAAACATAAATGATAAGAAAATATTACAAAAAATAGCAAAACAAGGCGCTGTTATATGTAAGGCAAATTCAAAATATAAAAGTTATAAAAACGTACAAATCGATTATACAAAAATAAAAAACGTCACCAAATTACAGAAACCCGGTAGTGTTATTATTACAAATTCGAAGCCCATTTTTATTTAGTACTAAATTTATATATAAAAATATATATATATATAAATATATTATGACCATTAAAAATATAAAAATTTTTGGAGAACGCAATAGTGGAACAACTTATCTTGAACAACTTCTTAAAAAAAATTTACAAGATGTAAATATTTTTTCATCTTATTATAAAGGCGGAACTGGTTGGAAACATGGATTTCCAAAGATCGAATTATTTAATAATTTAAATGATGTGTTATTTATTTTTATTATTAGAGATTTTGATTCTTGGATAAAATCAATGTTTATAAATCCTTATCATTATAAAAAACCAAATAATATGCATGAGTTTATTACTAATAAATTAGTAATAGACGAAAATAGAAAAGATCACGATGTAAATATATATGAATATGAAAAACAAAATATAATAGATTTAAGATATTCAAAAATAGAAAGTTATCTGAATTTTTATAAAAATGTAAATAATGCTATAATAATTAATCTTAATTATTTACAGAATAATTATGCGAGTTTTATTAATTTTATTAATGAAAAGTATAAATTAAAAATTATGAATAGTATTCAGCCTATCGTCAATCATACAAAAGATGCAAATATAAAAAATATTAATAGAGATTATAATTTAGTTATACCAACAGACATTAAAAAAAACATCAAAATAGAAGAATTTGTAAATAATTTACAGCAAAATTATTATAAGATTTTGTAAAAATTATTGAATAGCTAGAAAACATAAAAATAGTAATGTAGTTACAAGTGTTTCTGTAGTTTTCAAACCATATTTTTTTATTGTTTTTTTACAAAATAAGGTGTTTTCGAATTCGTTTAACCTCGTTAGCATGGGTGATTGTAAAATAAAAAATATAATACCATATCCATAATTATAGAGTGTTGACAACATAATCGAATTAGTAAGAATACTAAATCTTAATATTTTAGATATTAATCGATAAGTGAATTGTCTACCATATTTAGTTGGTATAGTATTAATACCTTTTTGAATATCTCCATCCGCATCTTTTATATCATACAACATTTCTACACTAATTGATCCAAACAAAATCATACGCGCTAGTACCATTAATAATTCGAAATTTCTATTTGTACAACCAATACATAGAGCTGGAAAAATCGTAGAAAATGATATTAATCCAGCACATGTCAAGTTTTTTATAAATATTATTCTTTTAAAAATGGGTGTATATAATAGTATTACTAGGTTTGCAATATGTACAACGTTTTGTGATGATGCATTGAGATATCTAAGAGACAACAATTCAGTAATTACTATGAAAAAGGCTGAAATACTGATTGCATCTTGTTTTGTAAGTTCGCCAGTAATAAGTGGTCGTGTTGGTGTGTTTATTTTATCTATTTCCATGTCAAATATATCATTTATTATCATGCTATTAGACATTATTAATAGGGTTGTTATAATAGAAACCATGAATGGAGTTGAATATATTAAATCTAAAACATTCGGCATCATAATAAAACCACTGGACATTGATAGAAAAAGTGTTGGAAGGATATTTTCGGTACGGATTATTTTTATGAATCCGGATGATTTTTTTTGAACGGTAGATTGTATTTGTACCAATTGGTTGTATTGGGTTATACCAGACAAATCATTCCATGGGCTTATATATGTTTGTAATTTGGTCCATTTTTGTATAGTTTTTATTGATACAAATCCGGATGTTCTCGAAACATTGAAAAACAATATCAAAAAAATGATATTCAAATACATTATATAGGTATTTAGCGTAAAATATTTATACTATTTAAATAAATATTTTATTATACTATGCAGGTGGTAATGGAGCCAAACATAATTTAATTTCGCCTAATGATGCTACGTCATATTTAACAATCAATGGTAAATCATTTCCTAAATACATTTCTAAATGACTACAGAGGGGTGTACATTTAATAAAATGACTGAGACTTTTCAATGAAAATTCGCCTTGTATGATGACAGATGCATCGGATTTCTGAATAAATTCCATGTTTCCATCGGATTCCGATCTAAAGATGCGAGAACTTGCAAAATTACCTTCACATGAAAATATCAAATCATTACCGACGGATTTGATTTCAATACGGTCGGAAATACCATTCAAATCACGGATTATTTTTTGGAAATCCGTGGTAGGTAAATTGATAACAGTGGAATATTCGACATCGGGAACAACTAATTCTTCCATATCAGGCTCGATTAGGCGGAGTTTTTGACTATAACATTGTTTGATATCACCATTATCATATTGTAGTCCTAAATGGGATACAATACCATCATGATAATCAGACTGATCGATATACATAGATAATGTATCATCATTCGACATTGTAGAAATAACTTTGAATAAATGAAGAGTATTTGCACATACGATTATTTTATCTGGATTACAATTATATTGTTCGAATTTATTCGAATGGAGAATAACATTCACTAAAATTGTATGTGTTTTGTCGAAATTAATGATTTTTAATCCATCTTTAGTAAAAGTTATTGTTGCGTCGGTTAATATGTCCTTGATGGCGGTTATCATATTACGAATCGGTTGTATTTGAACCGTTTTTATAGTTAATACATTATTATCTTCGTTCATGCGTATTTATATAATTATTCATCGTTTGTTTTTATATTTTATTTATTTAAATGTATTTTTTTATAATTTAAACGCGGATAATTGAATTGTATAAAAATATGATTATATTGTATAATATGAATCCAAATGGAATTGAACATATAAGAAATAAACTAAAAGAAATTATTGGAAAGTTGAAATTGAATAAAAATTATGAAAATGCTAAGAATAAATTAAATGAAATAGAACAAATAATTATTTTTAATCCTATTGTTCCAGAAAGCAATGTAAATGAAAATCTTGATATGGAAACTGATAAAAGTTCTTCTAATAATAAAACAAATAATTTGGGTTTATCAAAATTTTTTGGTTTATTTAATAGTAATAAAACTGACAAACAAGAATCTGAAACACCTAGTGCAAATGCTTCATCTAGTACAAATGTTGCATCTGACAAAACTCTTACGTCTAGTAGTACGTCTAGTAGTACATCTAGATTACAAAAAATTTCTAATTTAGCTTCAGAATCAATAAACAAAGCTAAATATTTTGCAAATCTTGCTGCGAATACATCAAATATCAATAAATTACATTTAAAAAATCAGTTTTATCTTGAATATATGGATATTAATACGATTCAACGTGTTTATTACAAAGATGCCATTGATCCTTTAACAGATGATATTATTAATAAAAATAAAGGCGATTTACCAAAAATTGTAGACAAAAAACGTGAAAATATAGAATGTATGCAAGGGAAAGCACCTGGTGATTATAATTTTTATTTATATGAAAAAGAATCCAATACACAAACAAATGATGATAAAGAGAATTCAGATGATGGCGATTCAGATAATCAACTGGAAGAATCGGAAAACGGTTCAGAAAATGATTTGCAAGCAGCTCAAGAAGCTTCAAATGAACAAGATAATGTTTATAACAAAATTGTTTCAAAAGAACCTCCAACAATGGAATATTCCAAAAATAGGCTAACTACGTTCAAATTAAAACTCCCATTTGGTAGATTGAATAATGCAGAATTGATTGAACGAGACTTGTATTTAGGAATGGAAACTGGATTGAAAAACAAAATAAGCGAAGCCAAAGGTGAGATCAAGAAAGTAAAACCCTTGTTAATAAAGTTACGTACTTTGTATACTAAATACCTATGTTTTTCAGAAGAGTTTAAAGATTTATATAAGTATTTACATTTTTACAGATTTCAATTGAATACATTGTTATGGGGAGGCACATTTGTTCCATTTAATTTAATTGATCATATGATTGACTCAACTAATGATATGGTTATGAAAAATGACGATGCTAGAAAAAAATATATAAACAGCATGCAATTGATTTTCAAAATAATCGCTGCAATGTCGTATACAAATCCGGGAATATCTTCGAAATTTAAAGAAATTACGAAGAGAATAGAAGCAGGAGAAAAAATGGAGGATGTTATAAAAAATTTGGAGAAAGAAAAAAATAAAGTGGTAAATGATGATAGCAGTGACGATACTGGTACTGGTCCTAGTACTAGTCCTAGTACTGGTGCTAGTACTGGTGGTTCCAATGAAAATACAACTATTCAACAAATCGGTGGAGGAAATTCAGAAATTCTAATACGTTTAAGAGACTACTATGATGTCGACTTCAATATTGAACAATTGGATTGGTATTCTACAGACAAAAAAGCGTTTAATTTGAGCAATATACAATCTCATCCTTATCAACAATTAGATAATACAAAACTAACTGGATTGAAACCATTATATGCAATGTATGAAGCTAAGTATGCATTACTCGCATCCTTATGGGTTTGTGAAAACTTGAATAATATAAATATAAATGATATAAATAATATAGAAAAATGGCTTCATTTCGAACAAAAAGTATCAAATGTTGCAAACAATGCATATAGTATAGCAAAACTTACAGTAAAACGTTTCAGATTTACTACAGAAAAAAAAGATATGGTAATTGATTTTTCAGACAAAGAAATAAAAAATATAAGAAGGGCAGAAGATTTCAAAACAATTAAAGATTTGAAATTACAATATGACAATTTCAAAAAAAAATACGATCTTTGGAAAGATGAATTTAATAAATATAAAAAAAGAATCATTAATGTTAATAACAATTACGATAATATTATAAAAGATATAAAAAAATATGTTTTAGATAACAATTATAATGAAAAAATTGTTAATGCAGATAACGCAAGCATATATAATGATTTCAACGTAATTCTTGCAAATGAAAAGAATGAAGTTTATATTGATCCTGACGCAACAGATTTTGAGAAAGACCTAATGAAATTAGAATTCGATTCAGTTACCACCAAATACAATAATTTAGAATTCTTAGAAAAAAAATTAAATGACAACGATTTTTTTAATCCACCAGCAGCAACAGCAGTAACAACCGCAACAGCAGTAACAACCGCACCAGCAGTAACAACCGCACCAGCAACATCACCAACACCAGCAGCAACATCCCCACCAATACTAGGAGGTGGCGAAGCAGATTTGGAAAAAATCAAACAAAAAATTACAAAACTAAAAACCGAATTAGAAGCAACAGCCATCAAAGGAATATTTTACGGAGAAAAAACTGTTAATGAAAATAAGTTAGAATTTTACAAAAAATGTAAACAGTTATTCGATTATTTTTTGAATTATAAAATTGAATTTGAAGGTATTTCAAACAAATTAACAGAGGCAACATTTTTGAATAATAATGAATATAAAAACCAAATAACGGAATATAATAAATGGTTGACAGGAGAAAACCAAAAAATAACGCAACCTACAATAGATGAAAGAATAATAAAAATCAATTATTTAATGTTAACTGAACCAAAACGAAAAATATACGATGATTGGGTTGAATCATACAAAGAAGATAATTATGGTTCAGAACCACCTTTTTACAAAAAAAAAGCAAGAATATACTATGTTCGAGACCGTACATATAGCTACAAAATAAAATATGGAACTATTTATGATGAAAAAATGAAGGAATTTTTTGATCAAAAGTCAATAAAAATAAATGGTATTGATGAAATCAAAATATTTGAAGACAACGGAGATTGGACAAACAAATTCAAAGAAATGACATTTACAAGTATTTTAGAATTATTAAATAAAAAAGAACAGCCTATCAAACAAAAATTAAAAAATTATTTAATACAAAAGTCCAAAACTACGAACGGTACACAAACAACAGGCGGTAACAAAAACAAAACTAGAAAATTAAAACGCAATAATGAAATGGAAGGTGGATTACCAGATGTAATGAATGTATTGAAAAAAGCAAAAAACGCTGCATCTGAAACTTATTTCAAAGCAAAAAAACAAATCGGACAATTCAATGATTTTTATAAAATATTAGGTTGTGTTTTTTATACATGTGTAAATAATATGAATAATAGGCTGATGAAAAAACTAAGTATTATGAGAGATAACAAAATAATAAACCAACAGACTGGTTACACAATTCAAGATAATTTAATTTTATGTATTGGTAAAACAATGAAATATACAATGAGAATATCAATGTTAGTATGTTTGGCACCATTATCTACAATAATAGCTGAATATACTGCTGGTGTTTTAGCTAGTCCACACTGTTTATCAACCAGTCAGGTTTTTAGTTCAATTTTAGAAAGATCTGGTGTATTGACTGATCGGTTTGCAAAAGAACTAAATAAATTATTAGGAACTATTGTATATAATTATGAATATGATAATAACAACAAAATAGAAGAAACTATTCAATATAATAGTGACATAAACCAATTGAAAGAAAAATATCAATACAATTGTTGTTTGATAAATGATGTGTTTGCAGGGTTATTGATGGATATTCGTATTGAAAAAGATGAAAAAGATGAAAAAGATGAAAGAACATATGTTTTTACATTTGCGGTGGTAGATTATAACAAAGAAAAAACACAGTTAATTACAAACGCGAAAATCGAAAGTCAAGATGGCGGTAAAAATGATAATAAAAAAGCTATTGTTGGTGGACAGATAATTGCTTTTACTAGCGTTTTACTGTATAATCTTGTTAAGGGCGCGGTTAACAAAACACAAAAAATAGGTAGTTATGAAAAGAAAGAAATTTATATAACTGTAAAAAATGATGGTAATAATATTGGTGAAAAAATAACTAGAGTTATACCATATGTTTATGCTTGTCCAACTTATTATACAGAATTTTCAGCTACTTCAATGATTGGTTCAATAAAATCCAAATTAACAAACGAACGTATACACACAGTTGTAAATATAAGAGAAATGGAACAACGATTCAAAAAAAACGATTATAACTCAGTAAATTTTGATGATTTTAAATATGAATACGAATATGATGGTAAATATATAGGATTTATCAAAAATATAGAGCAAACATATTATTTATGTAAAGCTACAAGTATGAGTTATTGTACTTATACAATTACAACTATAGATGATACACATATTGAAGTTAGTTCAGCAAAGTCATTACATGTTATTGTTCCTTATAAATATCCAGCTCTTTCCAATAAATTCACAAATTCTGAAGAATTAAAATGTTCTATTGAAAATAAACAAACAAAGCCAGTTTATATAACAACTGAATATGGTAATACTTTTGGAGAAATCGAAAATTATAACAAAGGTTTGGAAGATGATAAGGAAAAGAATAATGAAATTGAAAAAAAAGAAAATGATAAGAAAAATAAATTGATAGATGATCGTAGTAAAGATGTTAATGAAAAAAGAGAAATAATAAAAATCGTAGAAGAAATCGAAAATTTTATAAACAAAGATACAATAGATCAAGAATATGAAAAGTGGGAATCTGAAACAAGAATCGATGAGAAAGGTAATGTTGTTACAGTAGGTGATAGAATTTATAATGAACCTATAACTTTTGCAAGACAACTACTACCAGCAGATAAAGGTATTGTAACGAGTATAAGAAGATCTCTACCAGAAGATCAAGGTATTGTAACGAGTATAAGAGAATATCTACCAAGCGATCAAGGTATTGTAACGGCAGCGAAACAAGGTACAAAGTCATTTATAGAAAAAACACCAAAGAAAATACAAACACTTGTTAACAGAGTGAAAAAAGATAAAGGTATAACAACAAGTATAAAATCAACATTTGATCTCAATAAAGCATCAAACCTATCTGAAAAAGAAAAAGAAAAAAAAACAGAGGAAAAAAAAGAAGCAAAAAAAAAGGCAGAGGAAGAAGAAAAAGCAAAACTAGACGCAGAAGCAAAGGTAAAAGAAGCAGAAGAAATTGCAAAAATAGTAAAAGCAGCAGAAGCATAACTATACGCAGCAGCAAAAAAATAACCGTGAAACCCAAGCACATAAAAATAATATTTTTATCTAATAAAAAAAATTATTTAACAAATTTCCGTGTTCGTCGAATACTATGCCGGTTACGTCGAGCCAATTTCAATGCAGGACTATCTTTAGCACACCCCTCTTCCAATAAATTAAAATCAACCATACTGGCTTTTCCTCCAGTTACAGAACTTGCTAAACGTGCTATTCCCCATGATTCTGGTGTTTGATTCGGGCGAGAACCACTTGAAAAATACGCACCTTTTCCTTTATTGACTATTTTTTTCAATGTTTTCAAACTACAATGGGTTTTTTTTGAAAGTTCTCGTGTAGGACCGAAATGTTCTATTTTATACATTTGTTTTGCATTATCGATGTGGTTTGATTTTTTTGATTTAAATGATTTTACTTTAGGACGTTGAAAATATTTACCACGGCTGTATAATTTTCTTGATTTCATAATATTTTTATACTGTTTTGTAGTATCAGTATTTGATAATGATTTAGGAATATATCTTTGAGGAATAGACATTTTATATTATATTTAGAAAATATTATAGAAAAAATATATATTCAATATATATAATGGCTCAACCACTAAACCCAAATAATTATTCAACTATTAATGATGAAATCAACACTCTTTTAACTAGCGGCGCTTATTCAGGTATTACTTTTACACTTTACACAGATTCTAATCAAACAACTATTGTAACCACAGAAAGTGGACCTGTGCAAAATGAAACTATATCACAAATTAGTCAAACAAATAGTTATACTAATGCTGAAAATCAAATAGTACCTTCTACATTAACACTGTATTTCAATGATGGTACTTCTGTAACTGTCACTGATGGTGTAGAGAACTATTGGTATGTATTATCAGGAACAGTTTTTCAACCAAGAACTTTCGGTAGTGCTTAAATAAACTTTTTATAAAAACATATATAAAAATAATGACAATATATAAATTATGATTATTTGGCTTTTGTTGGTCTCTTTTTTAACAGTTTCCAATACAATTGAACTAAATAAATGTAATAAATGCAAACATTTTTTACCATCATCATTCAAAGGTGATTTTATGATCGGTTATTATCATGGCAAATGTAACAAATTTTTGAAACAGCATTCTATAACTGGAGAATTAGAATTTGTTAGTATTCATGAAGCAAGACACAATGAAGAGTTATGTGGAATATCTGGTACAAAATACAAACAATACAATACTACAGATACCATTGAAAATATATTAAGTGGGTTTTATGATTAAATAATGTAAAAACAATATCAATATATATCAATATATATTGATAAAATGTATGATCTTGTCATTGTTGGTGGCGGAATTTCAGGTTTGTATTCAGCATATAAAATCAAAAAGAAAAAGCCACGTGCTAATATCTTGATTCTAGAACGAAATCGTGAAGGATATTTAGGTGGAAGAACTGGTAATGATATGTTCGAAGGAGAAAAAATAGTAACCGGTGCGGGTATAGGTCGTAATCATAAGGACATACTATTGATAAAATTATTGAAAGAATTAGAAATAAAAACTCATACGTTTTTGACAGGTCAGACTTATGCGTCAACTATTATACCACAATGTGATGTAAAGGATGTTTTTTTGAATTTGAAAAAAAAGTATAACCGTAATCTTCATGGTGATATGACTTTCAAACAATATGCGACATCGATCATTGGTAAAATTTTATATAAACAGTTTGTGATTTGTGCAGGGTATACGGATTATGAAGACGAATCTGCATATGAAACCCTGTATAATTATGGGTTTGATGATAATTATAGTAGTTGGACTGGTATTCATATTCCATGGGATACTCTTGTTGAAAAATTGGCGAGAAAAATAGGTCTTGGTAATATTTTGTATTCTCAAAGTGTTCAAAATATTCGTCCTATTAAAAACGGTAATGATACTACGTATGTAATTGATACTAAGATCAATCAATCGAAAACAAACAGTTTCGAGGCTAAACATGTAATAATAGCTACAACTATTGAACCCTTGAAAAAAATGTTACCTGGTGCATCGAGTAAAAACAGTGTATATCAACAGATACATAGTCAACCGTTTTTACGTATTTATGGCAAGTTCTCGAAAAATTCTGTGAATATTATGAGAACTATGGTCCCAGGGTTATTGATCGTACCTGGACCACTTTATAAAATCATTCCTATCAACCCAAACAAGGGTGTTTATATGATAGCTTATAATGATAATGTTCCAGCAATAATGTTACATAAATATGCAAAAAATACGAAAAACAATCGTGATTCTTTGGCGAGATTATTAGAAAAATCGATCGGAATACCCAATAATACATTGGAACTAGAAAAAATCAGTGAATATTATTGGAGTGAAGGAACACATTATTTTGATCCGTTGAGGGGTATTTATAAAAATCGTGATTATTTTTTGAAGGTCGCGCAACATCCTTCGGAAAATATGTGGGTAGTGGGTGAAATGGTTAGTAAAAACCAGGGTTGGGTAGAAGGGGCTTTGGAAAGTGTTGAAAAGGTCATTGGCGAGGTTTTGAAGAGTCTGTAATAATATTATTTTTTATATATAAAAATTGGTTGATTTTTCCAATTTGTTCCAGTAAAATCTAATTTATTATCTAATGTTTGATAATTTACACTTCCAATATAATTATGAAATAAACCAAATAGTTTATCTATTCGTTTTTTGTTATATATTCTATGAAAATTACCTTCAATACATCCATCGCCTATTGGAATTCCACAAATAAAATATCCATCATTATTCAACATGGTGTATGCTTCTATACAAGCATCAATATCACCGTTTGGATTTATTGGGTCACCGTATCTACCTAATCCATCATGTTCTAAAGATGAAAACGATACAATTACATCATATTTCATTTCTTTTTTATAATTATTCATAGATAAAGTATTAATTTTATAATTACAATCGGGTCTTATGTAATCTAATGTAGTTACACTTTCAGCATTGAAATGTAATAACAAACACTCAATCCAAGGAGATATAGATCCTAATACCAAACAATTTTTTCCAGATAAATTAATAAATTTATTAAATACTTCAACAAATTGTAAAGAACATTTTGGATAATCATTTGGTGATAATTTTTCATATTCTAAATTATTACAGAGCTCTAACATTTCATCAATCATTTCATTCGGCCATTTCAATTCCCAATTATTATTAATATATTTCATATATTTCTTACAAATATCAGGTATTTGATTATAACTATTTGATTTTGTGCCATTTATAAAACTATGTATATTTGTAAATTTCAAATCTTTTTCAAAATCATTTATAATAGATACATCTATCGTATTCAATGAAACCGGCGTATTTATATTGTATTTTTTTCTTATACAGATATATTTTTTATAAAATTCATCAATTGTTAATCCAGATTTTTTAAATTCATTTTTATAATAACTTGATTTATCATATTCAGATTGATATTTGATATAATAACCTAATTGATTTGAATAACTGCCATGTTTCCATCGTGTATAACCATTTATATTTCTAACACAGTACATTACATATGGAAATTCTTTGACAAGATGTAACACATTATTTTGTTCTAAATGAAATTTTATTAATTGTTCTAAATTCCAATAATTATATTGTTTCATTTTCATAAAATATTCATTTGATCTAAGAACTAAATTATTCAATATATTCAAATAGGATTCAATATTATTTTGGGATAAAACAACATGTCTATCTGTATATCCACGATAATGTTCACAGTCCGGTATCCATATACAATTTTCATTCATATGTTCTACTTTTGGATGTGGCAATTGGTATATAAAATCACTTCTTGTAATAATAAATCTATCATATTTATTTATTAAATCATTATCAATCAAATTTTTTAATAAAAACCATCTAAAAAATATTAATATCCCAGCAGAACCCGGTTGTTGATTATGATTATCTTTTATTCCTCCTAAAAATTGGTCTTTTACTTTCAAAAAATCACGCCAATAAAGAGGTTTTTTATATGTAATTACATTTTCTTGACTAACAAAATTGGTATTTTCACTTTTTTTAATGCCATATACTTGATTTTTCCACAAATTATTTGGAAAATCTTTAGTATGTATTATAACTTCATCATCATTGAAATCATCAAAATTTTTTATATTTTCATTATTTCCATAATAAGTAATATTTTTAGTTGATTGTTGGGGATTTTTTAATTTACCATACAAAGCATTAATATTCAGAAGGCATTCATATTTCGGTTTATTTTGGCATATTGTATTGTAAGCATATTCGAATGCATCTCCAAAATCATCAGGTTCGTCATACAAAAATTTGTATTTTGCTAATTGATAAAGTGGATTATCATAATCGTAATCAGGTTTAACACCAATACATACACATAAATCAGAAGTTAATTCATCTATAACATTTTTTTTGAAACTATCAAAAGTTATTTCACTTGCTCTTGTTTCACTTAAAATAATTACAAGTGTTTTAGACATTATACATTTACATAATATAAAAATAGAAAGTCCAAATCCGAATTGCCAATGAAAGATCAACTAAAGTTACCAGTTTACATATCAACGAACGTGCTGTTGTTTTTCCATGTATATCTTTTTTTATACTTTGTTGCATTTTTACCACATAAACTATCGAATTCCCTCGCAGTATAACAATATCTATAATTCGAATGACGATGTACTCCGTCAATCAAATATTTCTGACTTTCTATTACAAACAAGGAACATTTGGCAAATTCATTCGATGTTCCTCCTGACGGCTTAACAAAATATTTACAATTGATACAAAATTTAGGTTTGATCGAATCTACTAATAAAGCCCCACATAAAAACATCAATAACCATATCATCATTGTATTAATAGTCAAAAAACATTTATATTGTTTTTATAAATGTTTTTTCATATATTTCTATCAGCTCAAACTGGTACAAACTTCATTTTATTCCCTTCATTAACTAGGCGTCCTATCAAACGAGGCTCTCCATTTCCTTGTACAGCCTGCTGGTAACTTTCAAAATCATATATTTCGTTGGTTCGCTCATTCATAGCATAATCTTTACCAGCAATTTTTACTTTTGTTGCTTCCCAATCAATTCGTTTATTATCCAAACCCAATTTTTCACTCTGGTCTTTTTCCAAGGTAGGATATGATGAAAACTTATTGGATTCTACTTTTCCAAATCCATAACATACTAATTTTTCACTATCTGGATCATCCTTTTTGGATAATACCGAATAAATATTACAATCTATCGCACTCTCTTTGACAGCTCTTAATATTTGATTATTAATACGCTGTTTCAAACTAGCAATTTCATATAAATTTTCATCTGTAGTAATCGGAGTCTTTTTATCAATACGACTAACATCACGAATACGTAATTCAACATTCTTTTCATCCGTTTTTTGTGCTTCACTGAATGTGGTAACATATAAATAAACCTTTACAGTACGTTTATCTTCTGGTAAATCCTGATGACTACATATACGTCTAGCACGTCCTACCACTTGGTCTACACGTACCATATGCCAATATGGTTCTATAATATGTACAAAACGAGTATTTCTAAGATTGATACCTTCTGCACCAGATGAAGTGATCATAAATACTTTGATTATCTCTCCGTAATTATTGTTTTCTGCTTGTTGTTTTAATTTTGTTACGATATTTCCAGGAACGAAATCCCACATACTATTATAAATATTACGTATTATTTCCTTTTCTTCGGGCGATTCTGTTCCTGTATATAATACAAATTTGGGTTTACCTTCATCTTCGATAGAATCTACTATATCCCAGTTTTCACCTATTTTTTTGATTTTGAATTCTGTAAAACCATTAGCTAATAAAATCAATCTCAATATACCAATACCTTCTATAGTACGGAAATGACTATATAATAAATGAAGTCCATCATTCTCTGCATTGGAGATGTTTTCTAATACTCTGGCAAATTTTGGACTATATGTACCAAGAGTGTCTTTTGATAAATATTCTGATTCATTGGTATTTTCTATTTTTTTACTTAGATCCGCCATCGCTTTTTCTATACGTTTTTCATAATTTAACATATCTTGATCAACCTCAGTATTAGGAACACTATCAATATCCTCTTGTTCTTCTGCAACAGAATAAACGTCGACTTCTTGTCGTAGTTCTTTTGGCACAGCATCAAAATCCAATTCATTTATTTCTTCAGTTTGTTCACCTTTAATTTCTGTTTTTTTTGGGTTTGGTAATGGTCTATCAATACCCGATGGAAATGCGAAATTACAACATGCTCTTGAAAATATACGATAAGTAGACGATATATTGAATAGTTCTTCTGTGTTCTTTTTTTGTAGGTTTTTAATTCTATTTTTTTTCGCGGTTTTCTCTCTATCCGCTTCTTCTTTTCTTATTTTTTCATATACACCATATTGATGTTGTGTCATTTCGCATTTTACTACATGATATGTATCACTAGTGGATGTTTTAACAAATTTTGGTAATAATTGTTCTTGAGCACTACGAAAGTAAGAAGTAAGTCCTAGTATCCGCCGCTGTAATAAATTGGATTCTTTTATATCCCCAGTATCTGTATTGACAAACATATTTAAAAATTCTTCAGCATCATCTGGTAAAGCTTTGTATTTATTGAGCTCTATGCTACCACGTACAGTTATATCATTATTTTTCAAAATAGTTTGAACTTTGTTTATAAACGCATCATCTGTCAAATTACCGGCATCATCTAATGTTACACCATCATAACGTTTGAATACATCACCACTACCACCTTCATAAGGATTTTGTAAATTTTTATTATATTGAATATCTTGGTCGTTTTCATCCGTTATTTCATCGTGTTTGAAATTAATTTTATTGATAAATGATTCCCTTGTTTTTTTAGTACGATTTTTTCCACCCACTTTCATTTTTGGATTTCTCTTTGTTCCTTTGATTGCGCCCCTCTTTTTTGTATTAATAAATCCAAATGGATTTCTAGTAATGGTTATTTTATTATCCGCGTATTCTACATAATCGAATGTTTTCAAATTACCATCGTCTAATATTTTTAAAATAGTATCTGTATTTATTTTATCGGCTTTTTCCCAAACAGCTGGAATAGTCCATGTCTTCAAATATCCACGTAAAATATTATATAAAATACCAATTTCATTCGGATAATTGATAATAGGTGTACCCGACAATAATACAATTCGTGCATTGGACGCATTCATTAGATAATCATACATCATATAAGGGATCGAATTATTTCTTTTTGATTTTACTTTATTTACTATACGACTTACAAAATTATGCGCTTCATCTATGACAACAACCGAATTATCAAAAGGATTTCTTGTATAATTCGATGTTAAAACTTTCATTTTGTTTGGATGCAAACCATTATAATTGATGTCTGTGTATTTACTACGGATCATTTCATTCAACTGTTTATCTATATCTAGTTGTTGTGATGGATCTAATTCTGTATAGTTTGAGGGTTTTTGGACATTTACTAACCATGCACCATTTTGTTTACGTATAAAATCAATTGGTAATGAAAGAGCACGTGATAAAATACCCAAATATTCGGGTTTTCCATCTATTGAGACGAATTCCCAGAATTGATTTTTTTTATACAAAGCATCACCACATTTCTTCATTTCACTGAAAAAATTCATTTTTAAAGCTGCAGGAGTTAATACAAAAACACGTTTGTTTGATTTCATTCCTTCCGCAATAGCAATACTGGTGCAAGTATTATGAGTAACAGTAAAGTCACCCATTACATATCTACAGTTTCCATCTAACATAAATCCATAATAATCATCTTCATTGACATATTCCACTTTTATTCCTGTAACTAAAACATCCTTTATTTGTTTTCTAGGTTGGGCTTTCTTACGAGGAATTTTGATTGGTATTTCTTCAATACCTTCACCACTTATATGTGTCCTCCATGTTGTCCCATATTTTTTTTCTCCATTAGAATTCCAACTCGTTTTTTTAATAGATTTATAACAAGAAAACCCTAAACTTCTAGCTAAATAAATAACATCATCCATAAGTGTTTCATTTTTTTGAGTGAATTCAAAACCACCATTATCTAAAAAGCCATCACTGTCTATCAACCCAGCTAATAATTTCAATCTATTTTCTCTTGAATTACATTTATAGATCATAGGAATATGTTTGTTATTAATCATATTTAGATCTTTCAATGTATTCAAAAAAATATTATTGTGATGTTTACCGTTTCCAGTAATACCATATGTGTAATTACTACGATATAACAAAGACAAGTTATATTTTGGTAAATTATTTGCTAAATAATATAATACAGTTGAATCTTGACTTGTTATTTCAGATCCTCTTGATGTACCATCACCTAACCAATAACCAATCATATATGGGTCTATTGGTATTTCTTTTTCTTCGAAATCAATACCTACCCTATAACCTTTCAAAAAAGCTTTTTTTGTGTTTGATAGATTCAAATAATCTTTTACTGGGATTTCATAAACATTATCGTTTGTTGCTTTGTTTAGTTTTATATTTTCATAGAATTTCTCAGCGGCTATTTTTATTTCCATCTCATTTTCTTGATTAAATGTAAATGTTTTCGATTGAAATTCATTATTTTCTAACCATTGAATATTATAATTTGTATTTGACTTATGATTATTTTTAGATAATTTTGGAAACCCAGATGCACGTAAACATAATATATGTTCTTGATTGACAGTATATTTTTCACCCTTAACTGGAATAATGTCATACATTTTATCTCTACCTCTTGCTAAAGAGAGAACTGTCCTTGGTTTTGAATCATCTCCCATCAAAAAATCACCCACTTGAATATCTTGAACTAATTTTATTGAACCATCTGCCAACATTATTGGTGTGTCTTTTTTATGACATTTTCCAGATCCCAAACCGTGGTACAGCAGAATCCCACGGTAAGGACTATATAAATTCAAATAATCACGGACAATTTTTTGGTGTGTTAATAAATCAAAATTCTCATTTTGAGAACGTGATTCACAAGACACAGATTCTTGTGTTTCTATTAGTTCTTTTTTATAAGGTGCAAATAATTCTGTTAGTTTTTGAATAAATAACTTACGATTATTCATATAATAAGAAGACGCTTTGATAATTATTTTTTCTTTTTCTTTTGGAAGTCTATCGAGAACTTTTTGATTACGTATCATGGCCGTTGTCATATCCACATCTGGTAATTGTTCGATTGCTTCTTGTTTTCGTTTTCTACCACGTTTTGGTTTTTCATTATTGGCTTCTTTGATGATTTGGATTGTTTCTTCTTCGATTGCATTTTCTTCGATTTTTCGTTGTTCTTCTACTGGCTCAATTAATGGAACAATTTCCGTCGTTTTAGATATAGATGCTGCTGGTGGTTCAAGTGGTTTCACTGTAATTTTCGGTTTTATAACTAGTTTTTCACCAGTTTTTATTGGCATTGGTGGTTCTATAATAGTCGGTTCAATGATTGGTGACGCTTCTAATGTGTTTTTTGTAGCTCTCTTGTTTTTCAATCGATTCATTATTAGTTTTCTATCTAAACGACTAGTTTTTCTTCTATCTAAAATTTCTATCATTTGAGAACTTTCAACGGGGTTTTCATTGTTTTCAGTTGTTTCACTAGGTTCTTCGTTTTCACTAATAGGCTGTTCACTAGGTTTTACAAATGCAACACGAACATCTTTTATTTTTTTTGCAATCGGTTTTTTTTCTAATACGACTAAAGGTTGAAACACATTTTTATCCATGTGATATATTTCTTTTATTTATTTATATTATATTTATATAAAATTCAAAAAGCATTCGGTAAATTATAGAAATCTTTATTTCCATAAAAAATATATGAGAACATTTCTTGTGGTAAACCAATTTCAACACCATTATCACTTCCCCTAGCAGTTCGAATATTTTCCTGTTGTGTTAAATTAGATAATCCTGGGAACATACATGAGATGCGCTTTTGTGTACGTTTTAATTCCCATGGTAATATATTGTCTAGATTTAGCACTTTATTGAAATTTTGATAATACGAAATATGTTGTATATCATCTTTATGTGTAAGTTTTAATTGAATACGTAAATTATCATCGCTACTTTTCCCATTCTTTGTATTCATGGTTCCAACATGTATTAAATTCGCATTGAATATAATGACATCTCCTTTGTTACATAGTATGTTTTTTACAGTATCATTGATATTTATGGAATTTGCATAAAAATCTTTATGACTTCCAGGCATTACACCGAGACATTTTTCCATATCTTCCAAATAAACTAAAACAGTATAGGATGGATGTTTTTGATTTTTATTAAAAAAATCGCCGTTGTTATCACGATGACATGTATGAACGCTCGATTTTTGAATTATCCATATATAATCTTGGAATACATATTGATCATTGGTTACCGTGTTTTTCAGAGCTGTTAGTTTTTGGTTGGTCAATATAGTTTCCTTTGTTTTTTTGTATTGTTTTTGTATACACAACGTTTTTACAGTATTGATTTCTGAATCATTTAATATATTTTTATATAAACAAAACCCATCACGCTCCAAATTATATATATGGCCGTTTTTTATTGTTTGGTCTTTATACAAAATGAAATAATTTACGCAAAATATCAAAATCAATACACTCACCAAAACCCATATTATATAATATTTTTGTTTCATTTAGTATATAAATTATTATATACTAAATATGCAGTCATGTATAATAACTTGTAATCACAATTGCACCGTTATTGGTAACAATTGTAATATCAGTTTATATTGTTAGATTTATTCCCAAATATCATATCTTTTTTTGTCGTCTGATGACAGTGTATCATAATAAAAGAATTCAATCATTTCTTATATTATAAATACAAAACTATCATCTAAATACTTTTTTTATAATCATTCAAAACCCATTTAAATTACGGATCGCAGTATCACAAGCAATTTGCTCAGCCTTTTTCTTTATTTTATGAATTCCTTCACCTAAAAACACAAAGATCTTATTATGTTGTGACATATATTGATGGATTTCATAATATGATTTGAATCTTTGTATTGAAATGGATTGTGATGGAATCACATCATGAATAGGTTGCCCCAAACATAAATAAACCCCCATATGATATCCAGTTTCTTGATTGTATTCTACCACTTCCAAGTAATCCGGTGTTACTTTGAATTCTTTTTGTATTTTTACTTGTAAAATATTTTTATAATTATCGTCATTTTTAATTAAATTAATCCAATCTACATGTTTTTCAAATACATTTTCTACAAATATTTGTACCATCTGGAATCCTGGGCCAGTAACAAAGACATTTTCAAACCATCCATCATCATCATGCACACTTATTTTATTGAAATCCAAAAACATTGCACCAATGAATGATTCAAATAAACATCCCAATTTTTTCAAATTGACACGTATCTGTTTACCCTCAGCATGTTTCGATAATATAAACCATTTATGCAATCCCATTTCATATGCCATTTTACCAATCGATTCGTTTTTCACAAGTGCGATTTTTTTCTCTGTCATAAAGCCCTCATTTTCTTTAGGAAAACGTCTATACAGATAGTATTTAGTAATACATTCTAACACACCATCACCAACGAATTCTAATCGTTCATTCGATTTTGTATATAAAGGAAGGCAATCATTAGGTTTAGGAACAATAATAATATTATTGATATCATTTTCGATGTTAGGTCTTTTTATGTATGAACGATGAATAAATGCCCGTCTATATAGTTCAAAATTATGTATAGGAACATTGATTCCATAATTTATCAATATTTGTTGTATTTCCTTATCGGTTATTTGTTTATTTAGGGGATTATAAGGATCAAAAATATATGTATCAATACCTTGAGAATTTTTTTCAACACGTATGTCTTCGTCTATATTCATGTTATTCTATAAATAAGATGAATACAATCTAATTTAATATGATAAAAAGTTTTTATATTATTTTAAAATATATTTTATTATGCAAAAAAATATTTAGTATATATATATTGATAATATAATGACTAATCCTTTTCGTTCATCTAGTGGATCTCAAATGGGAAGCAATGTATTTACTACTCAAAACCAAGGTGGTGGATCAAAGAAAGCCGGTTTTCCTTATCAAGTAGGACGTGATACTTGGACATCTATATTTTTTAATACAACTGATCCAGTTAATGGTCATTGTTGCACATTAACAAAACTACAAATCAATCTTTTTCCTAATGTCAACCAAAGTCGCCCAATTGGATCAACCTATACTCCTAATACATATTTCAGAGTTGTATAAATTTATATATTTTTGAAACAATATAGTAACTTCATATAAATTACTATATTATTGTACAATAATGAAAATTATTATTGATGAACGAGAACATTCACTTTATGAAAAATGTTTATTAATATCGAATCAATATAAAAATATTGTTTTATCCAAGGAAGTTCTCCCATTAGGAGATATATTGTTTAAAACCGATTACGATACGGATATTTTATTAATCGAAAGAAAGAGTTTTTCCGATTTATTATCATCCATCAAAGACGGACGTTATGAAGAACAATCATATCGTCTTTTGAACTCGAGTGGATTACCTCCACATTCTATTTTTTATTTATTAGAAGGAATGTTCTCTCAACTATATAATCCAAACGACAAAAAGATTATTTTATCTTCAATGACATCCTTACAATATTTTAAAGGGTTCAGTATGATACGTACATCATCTGTAAATGAAACCGCGGAATTTGTTTTATCAATGGCTGATAAAATCGACCGGGATTTATTGAAGGGTAAACAGTCGTATTATAAATCACAAAATAGTGCCGAGAACCTGGAAAATATAATTGAAATATCAAACAATACTGGTACAATAACAAGTTCTCAATATTGTTCGGTTGTTAAAAAAGTAAAAAAAGATAATATTACACCTGAAAATATAGGTGAAATAATATTATGTCAAATACCGGGAATAAGTTCTACCACTGCAATTGCTATTATGAAAAATTTCAATGGGTTTCCTCATTTTATTAATGAGCTAACTAAAAATCCTCAATGTATCGAGAACATTACAACAGAATCTAATGGAAAAATTCGTAAAATATCGAAAAGTTGTTTAGACAATATTCGGCGATTTTTAATATAGACTATATATATAATGGATAATTTGGCCAAACAACCAAAACAAAAACCACCATGTGATAAACATGCAACTTCTGGAGACAAATGGAGATATACTATTTATACTACTATTCTTTTATTGATTTTATTCAACCCATGGACATACAAATTAGTAAATAAATTATTATCTAATTTCGTCGGCGAAATTGCTAGTAAAGATGGATGTCCTACTTTATTAGGTTTTGGTATTCATGCGGCTATATTTACTATTATTGTACGGTTATTGATGGATATGAATATATAGATGATTATAATTAATCAATCTAATCAACTGGTTGGATAATTACATTAGTAAATTCATCATCACTATCAGTAAGTTCGTGATTATGATATTCATCAAAATCGTCTACATTAATTGGATCTTTTAATTCATCTGACTCAAATGGTTCAAATATATCTTCTTCATTTGTTATATCATTATGAAGTGATTTATTTAATTCATTGTCATTTGCATGTTGTTGACTAGAGACATCATTACATTTTTGAAATCCATTTTTTGTTTTAATACAATCGGCGTTTTTACAACATAACTTTGATAAAAACTTAGAAAAACGGCTAATATATTCCATTGTTAGTAATATATAATATGTATTATATATTATTTTTTACATATTTTATAATTTACACCATATAAGAAAACCTCGTTAGAATTATTGAAACAAAAATATCATATTTTTATATTATATATCACCATATTTAATTAAAAATCTACAACTATTGTAAAATGAATACTTTAAAAAGTATATTTGAAAAATCAAAAAATTTATTGAAAAAATCAAAAAATTTATTGAAAAAATCAAAAAAAGTATTGAATAAAACATTGAATAGAAAAAGTAAAAGTAAAAATAATAATACTAATACTAATACTAATACTAATTCTAATACTAATACTAATAATAATAGTATCAAAAAAAGTAGTACTAGTAGTAATAGTAATAGCAAAAAAAGTAGTAGTAATAGTACTATGAAAAAAAGTAGTCCTAGTAGTAGCAAAACCCCAGATGAAACAGAAAAAACAACCAAATCAAAAATTAAAAAACTTCTATCTGCAAATATTCAAAATAGAAGTGAAAATTTAGGAAAAATGTTGAAAAATACTTGTAAAAATCCAGATAATTGTATAGCTTTAGGATATTATGGTGATGTTATAAAACGTTATTTTGATAACTTTGAAAATATGAATTTAATTGATAATACTTCTTTGAAAAGAATAGGAAGAGAATCCACCAATGGTTTCATAATTGAAGTACCATTCAAAAAAAATAATTATACTGCTTATACTGCTTTGAAATGTTGTGGAGATGATTTATCTGAAGATTCAGTTGAAGATGAAGATGAAGATAAACAAAAAGATAAACAAAAAGATCTATATGAACTTTATGATAATTTATTATATGAATATTATGTTGGAAAAAATTTTATCAATAAATACGCAAAAATATACCCATGTTTTGTTGAAACTTATGGCCTTTATGAATTCAAAGGTAACATACATTATAATATTATAAAAACAAAAGCAGAATCTAATAATTTTTCTAAAATTGATTTTAAACAATATATTCAAAAGGTTAATATCGAAGAATTTAAATCATTAGAAGATATATTTAATTATTCATGTTTTAAAAACAAATTATTATGTGTTCTCATTCAACATTTTGATAATTTCGTTTCTTTTCATGATGCTCGTGAAAATTCTTACGATAACTTAAAATATGATCTTTATAACATAATGTATCAAGCATATTTTTGTTTAGCTATGCTAGGTGATAATTATACTCATTATGACTTACATGCAAATAATGTATTTTTATACAAACCATTTGATGGAAATAAATGTATTTTAATGAAATATCATCATAACGGAAAAGTATTTGAATTCAAAAGTGAGTTTATTGTTAAGATTATCGATTATGGAAGAAACTATTTCAATAACGAAATAACAAATACTAAAGAAATTATGGAAAAAATTTGTAATCTGGAACAATGTCAACCTAACTGCGGTAAAAAAATAGGATATAGATACATCCAAGGCAATATTATGAGGCCAAAACGCAATTTTTATTGGATAAATCCAGTAGCTCCGAATGTTTCATATGATTTGAGATTCGCGGACTATATTCAAAGTGAAATATTAAAATTTGTTGAAACTCCTTTAATAGGAAAAATAGATTATAAAGAAGATTGGGGAACCCCCGAAGTTAAAGAAGGTGGTGATAAAAGAGATATCAAAAACATTTTCAATTTATTGGATTCATTAGAATCTGGAATAAATGATTCATTAGAATCTGGAATAAATGAATTTAATCATCATAAAAATCATAAGAAATATGCAGATTGGACTGTTGCGGCAACAATGGATGTTTATGATGATGGACGAGAATATACATTCGATGTATTACCAGTTCCATAGTTTGCAAATAAAGTTGTTCTATCTTTGTAATTAGTATTATAAATATAATGAATATATTTATAATTCATTGAATCGAAACAAATATTTACAACAGTGAATAATTGAAACAATCAATGGGTGTTTACAATAAAAAATGTATAAATAAATTATAATTCATCTTTAGGTAATGGAAATGGACCCTTTATAGATGGCTCAAATGCAACCTTTGGTTGAAACAAAACTGGTTTATTAACATAATTATCTACATATTTACCACTATCAATCATTTGTTGTGTATACGTAATACCAGCCCAATTTGAATCCATTGGATTATCACTTATTTTATTCATTTCAGTTGAATCATGAATTTTATCCACTTCTGTATATAATCCTATATCTTGACCATAAGGATCAAACCCAAAATGCTGATTTTTATTATATGGCGGATTTCCTCTAGAAGAATCTATTTTTTTGTATACACCTGTGTCGTTATTGGTATTTTGAATATTTTGTATACTTTGACTATTAATGTTTGACATAGATGGTAAACCACCTTGTAAATCAAATGGACTAGGTCTAATACGATATACGTCTTTACCCTGTGTATCATTTTCTTGTTGTAAATATAATACAGGACAATTTATACCTTTTTCGCGTTGTATTTCTAAATAATGTATATATTCATCTAAATTAAAAAATGGAATGGGGTTTTGTCCTTCTATTATTGGTTGTTTAGTATTATACAAAACAAGCACTTTTCCTTTTTGTACTAATAAATCTGGACAATTATTACCACTACTATCACTTATAGGATTTTCCATGTTTTCTATACCAACTATATTATGTAAATTAGTAGTTGTGTACATTCCAGCTAAAAATACAATTAATAAAAATAATATGAATAACATTTTAATTTTTCCCATTTTATATTATATACTTCGAATATATATTTTGGATATATTATTTAGTAAAGTATTATTTTATTTATATAATATATATGATTACAGCAGGAAAAAATAAAAATTCAAAAACTAAGTCTAAAACAATCAAAAAACAACATAAAAAACAACATAAACAAAAAAATAATACCCCTCGTGCTGTTGTAGGTTTAATTCATGCTAATTGGTGTGGGCATTGTCAGCATCTAATGCCTGAATGGAATAAAATGGAAAATAATATAAAAAATGATCCAAAACTTAATACAAAATGTAATATAGTAAAAATTGAGAGTGAACACGTGAACAACGAAATACCAAAATATGAGAATATGATAAATGAAAAAATACCAGTGGAAGGTTATCCTACTATATTTTTGATAAAAAACAAACGAATAGAAAAATATGGTGGTGAACGAAGTGCGGAAGCACTTAGAGAATGGGTTGCTGGTGCTGTAAATCCGCAAAAAGGCGGTAAAAACCATGCAAAAACATCAAAAAAATCATCAAAAACCGGTTGTAAATCGTGTAAAAAAATGAATTTTTTCAAGCTATGGTAAAAAATTGAAAATATTTTTTATAATATTGATAATTATAAAAAAATAATATGGCGTTTTATAATGATGGAACATTTCAATCTATGATTACCCTTATGGTAATGTTTGGCTTAGCGATAACAGTTATATGGTATATATCTAAAATTATATATGCTTTATTCTGTTTTGACATAAGAAAAATTTATAGTGATACTAATACAGATAATACTAGTACTAATGATACTATTATTATTGATTCAATAGTTCAAGTTGATAATCCTTTTCAAGAATCTGCTATTGTAATTATGAACCCCCAATCTATAAACAATATGGAGGATATGGAGGATATAGAGAACATTCCTATTGCTGAACAAGTATAAATATACAAAAAATATATATATTTTTTATTGTAAAAAATTGAATGACATACAATAAATCAAAATTAATTAAACATAAAACAATAATAATAATATGAAGTCTAGTAAAAAACCATCCATTAAGAAGTCATTTCGATTATTCGATTTTCATGTGTTAGACCAAACAACTAAAGAGAATTCGGATAATGATGACGATGATAATAGCGATGAAGAAAGAGAGCATACAAATAATCAACAATTTGTTATACAGATGTTTGGTATTAACGAAAAAGGAGAAACTGGTTGCATATTTATACAAGATTTTCAACCATTCTTTTATATCAAGGTTGGTAAGAATTGGGATCATTATACGATGGAATGTCTTTTAAGTGAGATGAAGAAAAAAATAAAAAAGTTTCATCATGATTCTATTGTTTCATATGAATTGGTCGATCACTATAAATTGTATGGGTTCAGTGGTGGAAAAAAACATAAATTTATAAAAATTGTATTCAAAAATTCCATTGTTATGAATAAAGTCAAAAATCTTTGGTATTATTATCCTAAAAATGATTCAAATGATAATGAAGCACCAACTCGTCTCGAAAGACGCCGTGTTGATTTTAAGTTCAAAGGTATATCATTAGATCTATACGAAAGTAATATTCCTCCTTTATTAAGATATTTTCATATTCGAAACATAAGTCCTTCTGGATGGGTATCTTTCTATACAAATCGAGTCATGAAGATCCAAAACAAATCAACTACATGTGATTATGAATGCATATGTCCTTTGAAAGAATTACTTCCTGATAGTGAAAAAGAAACCAGAGTTCCTTACAAAATATGTAGTTTTGATATTGAGGCTAGTAGTAGTCATGGTGATTTTCCTGTTCCTGTAAAAACATATAAACGACTTTCTACCAATATTGTAGACATATTTATAACAAAAATTGTTACTACAAAAGATCCGAAATTATTATCTAAATTATTATCTAAGATCATTTTAGCTGCATTTGGTCATACAAAATATGATGACGTTGATACAGTATATCCGAAAAAGCCTCAATCAAAAGAAAAAATCACAAAGCTTATCAATATATTATTGAATAAATCGATCAATGCTGCAAAAAAAGCAAACACAGAAGAAGATAATAGTAAAATTTTAACTATTGATAATATGTTTGATAAAATAAAAGAACATCATTTTCAAAATACAGATGATAGTGGGGACAAGGGAGATCATGATGATAATGATTGTACTATAGATGAACCAATAAAAACATTCAAATCTCAATCTAATACACAAACTATACAAATTGATAATAAAAAAACGGCAATTGATGTCTTGACAGACCCAAAACTAAATCGTGATGAAAAAATACAAATTTTGAATGATGTTATGACGTTGTTGTTTCCACAATTAGAAGGTGATAAAGTTACTTTTATTGGTTCTACATTTTTAAGATATGGTGAAACTGAACCTTATTTAAATCATTGTTTAGTAGTAGGTAGTTGTGATGATGTCGATGGTGCGGTTATTGAAACTACTAAAACAGAAAAAGAGTTGTTATTGAATTGGACCGAATTAATACAAAAAGAAAATCCTGATATTATCATCGGTTACAACATTTTTGGTTTTGATTATGAGTTTTTGTTTCGTCGCTCACAGGAAAATGAATGCGAACGTGAGTTTTTGTTATTATCGCGTAAAATTAATGAATTATGCGCGAAATTTCCTTATGATGACCCTACAAATATATCAATCGAAAATACGAAAATGGCAATTGCGAGTGGTGAATATGATTTACGATATTTTAAAATGACTGGACGTTTACAGATAGATATGTATGCTTATTTTCGGCGCGATTTCAATTTGGCGTCTTATAAATTAGACGATGTTGCTGGTGAATTTATCAGTGATAATGTCAAAAAAATCATATGTAATAATCATCCTTCCTATGGTGATGTTACCGAATTATATAGTCAGAATTTGATGGGTTTACATAAGGATGATTATATTCATATTGGATTCGTCGGATTTACTTCGGATTATTATAAAGATGGAAAAAAATTCCGTGTTTTAGATATAATACGTGATTATGAAGATGTAGAAACGAAAAACAAATACAATGTTATTATTATTGGAGGTCATGAACACATAGATAGTTCAAAACCAATAAAATGGACCATGGCAAAAGATGATGTCAGTCCACAAGATATATTTAGATTATCGAATGGTTCTGCCAGTGATCGTGCAAGGGTTGCAAAATATTGTATTCAGGATTGTAACCTGGTTCATCATTTGATGAACAAAATCGATGTAATCACCGGGTACGTAGAAATGTCTAGTATTTGTAGTGTGCCGATTAGTTTCTTAGTATTTCGTGGTCAAGGTATCAAACTTACTAGTTATGTTGCTAAAAAATGTAGAGAAAAAGATACGTTGATGCCGGATATCGATAAAACAGGTGATGCAGACGGATATGAAGGTGCAATTGTATTACCACCTAAGTGTGCAATGTACATGGATAATCCGGTTGCTTGTGTAGATTATGCATCTTTGTATCCATCTTCTATGATTAGTCAAAACTATTCCCATGATAGTAAAGTTTGGTCAAAAGAATATAATCTCAAAGGAGATATAATAAAAATTACTGGTGAAATGGATAGTTCCGGTAATTTTATATATGATAATATTCCTGGATATCATTATATCGATATGGAATTTGATACATATAAATATATTCGTAAAACGCCTACCTCTCGTGCTGAAAAAACAAAAGCAGGTAAAATAGTTTGTAGATGGGCTCAATTTCCAAACAACAAAAAAGGTATTATGCCCTCTATTTTGGAGGAGCTATTAAAAGCCCGTGCTGACACACGTAAAATGATAAAAACTACAAAAGATCCGTTCATGCAAAATATTTTGGATAAACGCCAGCTTGGTTATAAGGTAACAGCGAATTCGCTTTATGGACAATGTGGATCAAGGACATCGACATTTTATGAGAAGGATGTCGCGGCTGCAACTACTGCGACGGGTCGTATGATGATTACCTATGCAAAACGTATGATTGAGGAAGTGTATGGAGATTTAGTTTATGATACCGCTGCATATGGTGCAGTAAAATGTAAAGCTGAATATGTATATGGCGACACGGATAGTGTATTCTTTACATTCAATTTGGAAAATCCGAATACAGGAGAAAAAATCCGCGGTAAGCCTGCTCTAGAAGCAACAATCGAAATCGCACAAGATGTTGCTGCATTATGTACTAGATATTTGAAACCACCGATGGAACTCACATATGAAAAAACATTAATGCCATTTATTCTTCTTTCTAAAAAGCGGTATGTTGGAATGCTCTATGAGACCGATCCTAATAAGGGTAAATTGAAGTTCATGGGTCTTTCATTGAAACGTCGTGATTCTTGTGATTATTTAAAGGATGTATATGGTGGTATTCTAAAAATATTAATGGATACAAAACGTACAAACTCGATCGATGCGTCTATTGAATATTTGAATCAATGTCTGAATGAACTCATAGAGGGTAAAGTATCTATGGATAAACTGATGATTACTAAAGCACTTCGTAGTGATTATAAAAATCCAGCAACAATAGCACATAAAGTATTAGCAGACCGTATTGCAAAACGTGACCCGGGTAATAAACCAAAACCAGGTGATCGTATGAAATTCGTCCATTTTGTATGTGCAGAAACAAAAGATGGAAAGAAACCATTACAGGGTGAAAAAATAGAAACACCGGAATTTATTATACAAAACAACCTACAAATAGATTATAATCATTATATTACTAATCAATTGATGAAACCACTTCAGCAACTATTTGGTTTGGCTTTGGTAAATATATGGGAAAAACAAAATAATAAAAGAGAAATAACGATATATAACAAGGATATGCAACAATTATTTGATGAATTTCCTGACATAGAAATATTTATGAAAAAGAAGGAAAAATATTGTTCTGCCAAAATAAAAACAATATTATTCGATGGTGTTCTTGATAAAATATACAATAAAAAAAATGGCATACAGACTCTAAATATGTTCTTCAAACCCAAATAATATATTATTGAACAACATACAGAAGATACAAAACAAATTTTGAAATATAGTCTTTTCACTACATTTTTTTATATTTTTTTGATTTTCGATTTTTTTTTAGTTTACGAGAGATATGTTTTTTAGTTTTTTTCAACTTTTTATCAATGCCTCGTCCATGGAATTGATGAAAACAATCTCTTATTGCCATTACTTTATTTCTGGAAACTGTTTTACCACAATCGTTTATACATACATCACATGAATAATCAATCATAATAACATTTTTATAACCATAATGTTCAGCAAACTTCAATAATTCTTGTGTTGTAATCTCATTGAAGTTCTTTTTTTTTGTTTGTTCATATGCTTCATTCGTAATTTTTATCATTTCTTCATTATAATCTTTAATTCGGCGGGGATATTTTTCTAACCATTCGTCCCAATATTCTTTTCGCTTTTCTATTTTTAAATTTACTAAATATTCAAAATATTTATCACTATTCAAAACTTTATCACCTGTATTCAATTTCCCTCCTTTGGCGAATACTACGTAAATATTCATATGTTCAGAATCTTTTTCTCCAATTGAAAACTTTTTATTAATAATTTGAGTAGTAATTTCCTCGTCTTGATAATCAATTTTACGGTTTTTATCTTTCAAATATAGTACACTACCGTATAATGTTTGTTCTCTATCTGATAAAATTTTTAAACCACATTTATGAAAGAGATCTGATACTGTTGACGCATTTTTTAAATTTTCTAAAATTTCTTTTTGCATTTCTAATACACAATCAACCTGACGTAAACTTGCAATTAATTTATTGTTTACTAATGGAGAATTATTCTTATCAATAAATTCATTTATTTTTGTTGTAATAGAATCCAACATATATTTGTCGTCTGTTCCATAATTTGCGAATCCAAAAGGAGCATATGTTATTTTGTTGAAATATTCTAAATTATTTGACACATTTATATATTCAGCATCATCAGCATCAGCATCATCAGCATCATCAGCATCATCACTATCGTCATTGTCATCATCATCACTATCGTAATTATTATTAATAAAATTAACAGAACCATGAGATAAAATTAAAAAGTAAACTATTGAATCGTTTTCTGGGATAATGTCATTATAAGTATCATCTATATCATCTTTAGCAATGTATTTATTAAAATCAAATATTTTTTTATTACTATTACTATTTAGTTTCTTACTATTATTCCCAATAGGTGAAAATTTATAAGTTTTTTTTCTATTATTTTTATTACTGTTTATTTTAAGACTCGGTTTTTTCTGACTCATTATATTGTATATTATTATGTTATATTATATTCTAAACCCTGTTATTTCCAGATAAATCACTATACATAATAGGAAACTCAAACGTATACGACAGTTCATTTGATTGACCGAATTCATTATCTAAATAATTACTAAGTATGTTAGTCAAATTTGTACTAATGCCATCAAAAATATGACTTAAATTATTCAAATTATTGTCGATATTGGTTCTATTTCTATTGTTTGGTCTATTTGGTGTATTAAAAGATGCATCATGAATATCCGGTAAAGAATAATCACGAATATCATATCTACATACTGGACACCTTACATTTGAGCGAAACCAATTTTGTATCGAATCTTCACAAAAACAATGACCACAATGTATTATTTGCCGAATATCTTCGCCTTCTTCAAAATCGGCCAAACTAATTGGACATCTATGATTTATTAGTTCGATAGATTCATCGTATGTGATAATTCTTGTTGCACTATTAATTTGTTCTCCAGTAGGGTATACAACTACATCTTGAAATCGCGGTGGATTCAAAAGACTACCAGACAAATCCAAGAATGGGTAAATAACATATGATAATATTTGAGATTGATAATTATTTTGTCTAGTTCTCGTAGTTGGTCGGGGAATTTCACTCCTTCTATTAGTATTGTTTCTACTATTAGATTGTGTTGGTTGTTCTCTACGATTAGTATAATCATATGTTGGATCTACATAAGTTCTTGAATAATATTGTCGTTGAACTAATAAAGATAAAATTTGTAAAATCATCCTGATATTTTCGGAATATTCTCTCATACGATCATCCTGTGAATGTAATACTTCTCTTAATAATTGAATAATATTTTCGTTTTCATAATTGTTTCTTCTATTATATTGTCTTTGAGTTCTCGGATTTTCATTTATAATTTCATCTATCATATTTTGTAATGTATTTGAAATAGTACTTCGATTATCCATATAGATAATAAATATAAAGATAACTCTATATATTATATTATAATTTAAATAAATAAAACTGTTATAATGGACTTATCTAAATATCATAATAAAGGTATGACTGGATTAGAAAACCTTGGTAATACGTGTTTCCTAAACTCATGCATGCAAGTTATGAATCATACTTATGAATTGAATCATTTTTTGGATATGAAGAAATACAATCTAAAAACAGACATGCCTGATTCGAATATTTTATCTGAATGGGATGATTTACGTAATATAATGTGGAGTGGTAACGGTGTAGTTACCCCGCGACGTTTCGTAATAAATGTACAACAAATCGCGTCAATGAAAAACAAGGAAATTTTTACTGGTTGGGCACAAAATGATATGCCCGAGTTTTTACTATTTTTCATTGACTGTATTCATAATAGTATTTCTCGTGGTATAAATATGAAGATCAAAGGTAATAAACAAAATAATACTGATGAAATGGCAGTTGTATGCTATAAAATGTTAAAAACAATATATGAAAAGGAATATTCCGAAATTATGAATATCTTTTATGGTATTTATGTGTCTGAAATTATTTCTAAAGACACAGGTAAATGTCATGTTATGAAACCAGAAACCTATTTTATGATAGATCTTCCAGTTATGGATGAAATAGTAATGGCTAATAATATTTATGAGTGTTTCAATTTATATACAAGAGCTGAGATACTAGAAGGTGATAATGCATGGTTTAATGAAAAAACCAATAAAAAGGAAGATATTAAAAAACAAATCACATTTTGGAATTTCCCGAATATTTTAGTTATTGCATTGAAACGTTTTACACCGGATGGTATGAGTAGAATCAATACATTGATTGATTTCCCACTCGAAAATCTTGATTTATCAAGATATGTGCGCGGTTATTCTGCTAATACATATATATACGATTTATATGGGGTATGTAATCATTCTGGTGGTGTAATGGGAGGGCATTATACAGCATTTGTAAAAAATGCAGAGAACAATTGGTTACATTTCAATGATAGTAATGTTGAAGTAGTAGATAATCCTGAAAGAATAGTATCTCCTTTGGCATACTGTTTATTTTATCGTAAAAAAAATACCTTATTATAATATAATAGTATTAATATGTTTGAATCATATACCAATAGTAAAACAAAATATGCTGATAAAATGCGTGAAATAGAAGACAGTTCATCTAACAAAGTTGATCCTTCAAATACAAATACAAATACAAATAAATATTCACCATATGTAGATTCAAATACGAACGGTTCATCGACTACTGGATATACTTGGGAAGATTTATTCAAAGATATTTTCAACAAAACTTCTTTTTTTTATTTATTATTATTTTTAGGCATATATATTTTTATTTATTTTATGTTAGGATTTTTCTTTAATAAAGGTACCGATAATTCTAGTTTCGAACTAAAACTAAGTCGCATGTTAGATTTTATGTTTTTAACATTTTTGCTCATTGTAATAATATCGTATCTATATTCTTCAAATTCAGAAACAACTAATAACACATTCAGTAATTCTATTAATAATTATTTAGTATATTTGATGAATCCTTCATCTATAATAACATCCTTTTTATTTTTAGTTGTATTATATTTGATTATTTATTTATTTAGAGTTCCAACTGACCGTAATATAAAACCAATATTTATATCTATTCTTGAAACATTCGGTTGGTTGACTTTCATTTTGATTTGCATTATTGCCTTTTTTAGATTTATATTAGGTATTCCTATACATATGTTATTAACTAATTTTTGGAATTCATTACCTGAAGATAATAATATCGTGGATAATTCTAATAATAAAATTACAAAAAAAATAGATAATTCTAACAATATAATTCGCGATGAAGTCTTTAATATTTCAAACAATATCTATACATATGATGACGCAAAAGCCGTTTGTAAAGTTTACGGAGCAAAATTAGCAACTTATGATCAGTTAGAAGATGCATATAGTAAAGGTGCTGAATGGTGTAACTATGGTTGGTCTGATGGTCAAATGGCCTATTTCCCTACACAGAAATCAACATGGTCGAAATTACAAAAAGACGAAAAACGAAAAAATAATTGTGGACGACCTGGTATAAATGGTGGATATATGGGAAATCCTAATTTAAAATTCGGTGTAAATTGTTTCGGAAAGAAACCACAACCCACCCCTGCTGACCTAAATAGGATGAAAGCCGTAGAAACCACACCAAAAACACCTCAAGATATTGAACTAGATAAAAAAATAGAATATTGGAAAAAAAATGCGGATAAATTATTACAAGTAAATTCTTATAACAAAACAAAATGGTCTGAATATTAGGGTTTTGTTTGTATTTTTTCGTAAAAATATTGAATTTTTACGAAATTTGATTATGTTTTTATTATAATTCGTTTTTTTGTATGTTTTTTTGCAAGTTTTTCAAAATTTTTCTTGGTTCTCGATTTACCTGGACATTTCGTTATAAGATCAAAAACTTTATTAAATAATTCATTATCTACTGTTCCATTTATTTTCTCTTTTATTTTTGTTTTATCTATTGACCCGCCGATTTCTCCACCCTTGCTATAATATTCATTTGAAAATGATAACAACCCTGCTGGAATAATTAAATCATTGAATTTTGATACACCTAATTCTGATTTGCTTGTTTTACCACCCAACGAATTCTGTTTATCAATTTCTTTTTGTAATATATCTACCATTGGATATCCTCCTATGTTTAAAGAATTATTATATATGTATTTTCCTATCAAGTTCTCAATTTCCATGTTTTATATATTTTAAGTATATTTATTTGATTTTAAAAACTAATTTTTATAGGTTCTCTTTATATCCAAAGAAGTTGTTATTTCCCTTTTTTGTTTCAAATATTGAATTATATAATCTAATTGTTTTTTATCATGTATAATTTCAGCTAAACATTTTTCTATATATGTATAACTAAGTGGGGAATATTCCTTTTTTTCATAAACACGAAGTTCTCCATCCGTTATTCCTATTTTGTTTTCTAATAAATTGGATTCTTTCATATATTCACATATTGATTCAGTTAATTGGTGTTTGCTTTCACGAATTTTTTTTGTTTTTTCATTTATTATTTTTATTTGAGAATCCATTAAAACCCATGTTTTTACATTTTCTATGAATTGTTGTTTAGGATTTATAGGAACGATTTGACTCATTTATTATAATATGTTTTTGTTTTTATTTCATAATAAAAACAAAAATTGATCTAATATTTTCTTGATCTAATATTTTCTATTTTTACGAGTACCCTTATAGTTACGTTTATCTCTATAATTATGTGTTCCTTTATGGTGCTTTTTAGTTTTATTCATATGTTTTTCTTTATTATTAAAATTTTTTGCTGTTTTTTTATATATTTTTTTAGCTACTTTCATTGCTTGCTTCAATTTGAATTTTGGGTTTTTTGCTCTGTTTTCTTTGAAAACGCGGTTTACAACTTCTATCCAAGATTCTGCCATATAAATTATATAAAGATAATATAATTTATTGATATTTGTCTAAATATATTTAAGGTCTTCTACGTGATCTTCTATTACGTCTTGATTTTCTTCCTGATTTTTTTCCTCCTCTCTTTTTAGATCGTCTCTGCGCATATTGGCTACCAAGAGCTGGTACTAATAAGTCACCAATAACAGTTTTACCACCAACTAAATCACCTTCTTGTTGTAATTGTTGTTCACCACCTTCTTGTTGTAATTGTTGTTCACCACCTGTTTGACATCCGGTTTGTTGCTGTTGCTGTTGCTGTTGTTGACCACCTCTCATCAATATTAAATTTCCTTGTCCAGCTTGTTGTTGTCCGACACCACCATAAACACTTATACCATGTTCTGCAGCACCATTACCACCAAAAATACTTTTGTTGCCACAACCAGTCATTTTTTTACTACTTCTTCTACCACGTTTTGGCATATCTATATATATTTTATAGATTTTATTTCTAAAACACTTCAAATATCAAAAGAAGTAATTTGTATAATATTTGATTTTCTAATCATTTTTAGTAATAAAAATAAATTGACTAAAACAATAAAAATCAAAAATACATTATAAAAACAAATTACCCAAATGTACAAATATAACTCATTATACATTATTTGAGCGAATGGTTTCAACATTTCTTTTACATCCTTACGAATATCTTCATTTTTGAAAAAATCTATACATTTGTCTCTTATATTTTTCATTTTTATTTGTTTTAGACTAATACATTTAATAAAACATACAAACGAAAACTGTTTATTCGTATAAAAACTAGAACATTTTTATATGAATATCATAAAATGAGTGAAATTTATGATACAAATGAACCATTTGATTTCAATAAATTAGTATTAGCTAAACCTTCTCCTGTTACCGGAGGTAATTATTTCATCAAATGTTTAGTAAATAATGGGCCACTTTATATTCAACCTCCTAAATGTAAAACTAGACAGGGTATTTTAAAAGCAGGTAAACGTTTTTATACTGATTTGATTTTCACCAACGAAGACGAAAATTTTATTCAATGGATGGAAAATTTAGAGAACAATTGTCAACAATTTATTTATAATAATCGCGAAAAATGGTTCGATGGTGAAATGGAATTACATGATATTGAGAACTATTTTACATCACCATTAAAAATATTCAAATCTGGTAAATTTTATATTGCTCGTACAAATATATCAACTGTTTTAGGCAAAATTGGATTGAAAATTTATGATGAAAATGAGAACGAAGTTCCTATGGAAAATATTAATGATAAAACAAATATTATGACTATTTTAGAAGTACAAGGTATTAAATGTTCAACACGTAGTTTTCAAATCGAATTAGAAATGAAACAATTGATGGTTTTAAAACCACAAGACTTGTTCGAAAAATGTATCATAAAAACAAAAAACTCGAATATAAAACCATCCATTGATGCTAAACCATCGATTGATAACCTAGGACATGAGGATGTTGTTATAGAGAATGATATTGTAGTTGATACCCCTCTTGATATACCAATCGAAACAGAATATTTAGAAAACATGGAAACATCGGTACCATCTATAAAGAACGATGAAATAAAAATAGATCTAGAACCACCTCAATTGGATGAAACAATTGAGAACCAATCAAATACTGTTGAAAACGATCCAAACCAAGATAATTTAGACAAAATACCACCAATTGAAACGGACGGTATTGAAGAAGTCGAATTTAATTTAGAAGAATTAGAAAAGGCAGACGAAATACAAATCAAAAAACGAAATGATATTTATTATGAAATGTATCGTGAAGCACGTCAAAAAGCCAAGGTCGCCCGAGATTTAGCACTTTCTGCTTATTTAGAAGTCAAACGTATCAAAAATACCTATATGTTGGATGATATTGACGATAGCGATGAAAGTGATTTAGAATTAGATGAAGAAAATGATAATGAATAGTATTTTCAATATATTGAGAATCCTGAATCAAACTATTTTAGCAAATTTTTTTAAACAAACTATTTTAAACAAATACAATAAATAATTTTATCAACCGTTTATATAAGAAGAATGTTTGAAAACATCGCTAGTGCAATTAAGAAAATTTTACCAAAAGATCAAACCTCCCTTTATGTAATTTTATTACTGCTTCTTGTTTTTGCTGTATTTTTCTATTCTAATTCAAAAACACAATTTTTTGACTCTATGGAAACTGGTGTATCTACAGCTAGTGTTGAGAGAGCCCCTGCAGTTCCTAGTGAATCTATGATTGCCGCTCCTGCACCACAAGTAGCTGGTACTGGATATGCCCTACAACCTGTTGCCAATCCAAGTGATTTATTACCAAAGGATCAAAATAGTCAATGGTCTGCCTTAAACCCAAGTGCCATGAACAAGGGTGATATCTTAATGCCGGACCTTTTACAAGCTGGATACCATATTGGTTTAGATACCATTGGACAAACCCTACGTAATCCTAACTTACAATTACGTTCTGATCCTGTTATTTCTAAGGCTGATGTAGGACCTTGGAATAACAGTACCATTGAACCAGATTTAGGACGTGTTCCATTAGAACTTGGTGCTGGCGCTCGTTAATTATTATAATATTATTTAGGGGTTTTTGATTTTTTATATATTATATTTGTATAATATATAAAATGAATTGGGCCGTCACTTTTTACGCTGCTATTTTATTCTTTATTTTAACTCCTGCTGTCTTAGTCAGATTACCACCAAAGGGTGGTAAATTCACCGTTGCTGCCGTACATGCAGTAGTTTTTGCTTTAGTTTTCCACTTCACTCATAAATTCGTTTGGCAACTTTCTATGGGAATGGGTATGCCAAGACCTATTCGTAAGGAAGGTATGTACGAAGGTGCTGATGGTGAACAATCAAAAGAAGAAGAAGAAACGAAGAAATCCGCATAAATATTTTAACATTTAGAATCAATATATTTAGATAAATATATATTGATTTATATATAATATGCATTGGTTATTTAGTCTATATGTCGCGTTTTTATTTTTTATATTAACACCTGCTATTTTAGTAAGATTACCACCAAAAGCTGGTAAATTCACTGTTGCAGGTTTTCATGCAGTAGTTTTTGCATTGGTCCTACATTTTACTGGAAAATTAGTTTGGAATTTCAGTAGAAGTCTAGAAGGATTTCAAGAAGGAAATACAACATGCAAGCCAAATAGTAAATATACAGGAAAAGATTTAAATACTCCAAATGATGGTACAGGAGACCAATCTTGCGGAAATAATAATAAAACATTCTGTGATGGATTAGTTTATAATAATAATACAAAAGGATACTATACATATGATAAAAGTCAAAAATCAACAGAATGTGTTGTCAAAGTATCAGCGTCTTCAACAACAGCCGATGATGCACTAAAAAAAGCAGTTACTGGATTCATTCAACAATGTAAAGATACAATGAAGGGAACATCATCAGTTCTAACCCCTGCAGCATATAATAATGAGCCAAATATTACTTGCACTGGTATGACTGCTACTGAAAAAGATGTAAAAAACACATGCAAGGGCAATTCATCTTATGATTCAATAAGTAAAACTTGTACCTGGACAAAAAAATAACTTCATATTTATATATAAATGGATAAATATGATACTTTAGGTTATTTTATGTTTGGCTTCGTATTGATAGTATGTATCTACATTTATTTTCAAAATGCCGATGAATTCCAATTAAAATGTATTGTTTCCGGCGTTGATGGTAATAAATATTGCGTAAGAGAACGGTCTAAACTCAAAATAGCTGCTGATCTTTTAGCAACCGTCACAGAGAACTGTAAAAAACTCGTTCATTACGTCGGTGAGAAATATCCAAACCAAGATAATGTAAAACGTCTTGTTGCAGGATTCAATCCAAAAAAAATAAGTGAAACTCTACCAACTAGCGCATATACTGCATATAGTGAAAACAAGGGCGAAAAATTAGCATTTTGTCTTAATACTACAAAAACCGACAACGAGAACCTGATCGATGAAAATACACTTACTTTTGTGGCTATTCATGAATTATCTCATATTGCGACAAAATCCATCGGTCATAAAACCGAATTCTGGGATAACTTCAAGTTTTTATTAAAAGAAGCCAAAGAAGCAGGTATCCATAAACCAGTTGACTATAAAAAAGAACCTCGTGAATATTGTGGTATGAAAATCCGTGATAACCCTTATTATGATGCCTAGTTATAATAATATTATAAATATATATATATGAAAACATTTAGAAAAAAAATAAAAAATTCAAGAACTAGATCAAAAAAATCAAAAAAACAATGTGGTGGAAATGATAAAGTATTTCTTTTCAATACATTGAATCAAATATCAATGGAACCTAATAAAGACCCTTCATATACAGAAAAAGGTATTATTCATACAACAACAGTAGGTGCAATAAATATTGTCCGCGGGATAGCTTCTGGTTTCGCAAATATCATTGGTAGCTCAGGGTTTGATAGTACTATATATGATGAAAAACGAACAGACGCTTTAACAAATTTACAAAAGAGTTTACAACCAAATCAAAAAATATGTAATTTGAAAATAGAAATCGATAGTGGCCCTGAAGTATTTTTTATTCATAGTTATGGAAATTTATATGAAAAATCTTCACTCCCAATAAAATCATAAATCTTTATCAAACGTATTGTATTTATAACTAATATTTTTATAGTTTTTATGTTTGGTATCCACTTTATCATGTAGTTCATTTGTTAGTATTTTCAATTGTTTATCCATCTCATCTAGATATCGAATTAATTCTTTCTTTTTTACATTATCAATATCGTTGTTATTGTATGATTTTTTACGAATATTTCTAGACAAATGATGTCCCATTGAATAAAATATATACAATTTTTTATATATTTTATTTATTTTATTTATTTTATTTATTGATCATTTTTGAACCATAAGTATACCACAACACAATAGATAATATACTACCTGCTACAAATCCATTACCTGCACTCAATAATGATTTATTAACAAAATAATAAAACAACATTGGACCAATTACATAAGATAACAAAATGTAAAATAACATTATCATAAGGAATGTTTGAAAACTGTCAGCCATCATATATATACCTAAATATTTTTTATTATAGAATTCATTCTATTTCGCATTGTATTTTTTTCGAACGAATTTGTAATTATTCTATTGATTTTGGCATTGGGTTCACAATATCTAGAAAACACATGATT